CAAGTTACCCAACTCTGGGGGTGACTGATACACCATAATCTCACGAATCTCTTTGGCTAACTTCTCAAACTGCGTCTTGGCAAGTTCCCTGTTTAGCGCCGACTCCATGATGTTCTGACTTGGGTCATAAACAGTCTTAGACTTTTCTTCTTCCTCACGAATGTGGTCTGCAAGCTGTTGCTGAACTTTGAAGAACTGCGACAGATTAGCCGCCAAGTCAGAGACAACCTTGTTCTCATCCCAAACCTCTGGCTCAGCCTTTTTTGCTTTGGGAGCAACAACAGGGGCTGTGGGCTTGGGCTTTTTCTTCTTGAAGAACCCAAAGAAGCCACCCACTTCTTCAGCAATAGCCGTGACCTCTTTAACAGTCTTCTGGGCTGCGGCAACAGTTCCCTTGACCTCTTTATAGAGTTCACAGCCTTTGCGAATAGCTGCGACACAGCCATTTGCCATTGCCAGAAGGGTGAGAGGATCAATCTTATGCCCCTTACATGGTTGGCTGAAGTTGTGGGTTTATTCCACTCATAGGACTCATTGATGGTGCAACATCTTCAGCGCCGAATCCAATTTTTTCTGGAGTCGCTCTTTCTTGCAGTTCTGGTGGCATGATAAATTCCTCTTCTTGCATCCCAGGTTCTGTGGTTCCACCCAATTCTGGTGGCATAACCCACTGAGGCTCCATCTCAGTCACTTGATCTGACAATGTTGCTCCAGTAACCAAAGGCCTGAAGTCATCCAATGTTTTTCCAGAAAGCATGATTAATCTTCCAGCTTTTGAATCAAAAGCATTTCTAGAAATAGCCTCCATGATTCTGTTTACAGGAGTTGCCATAACAGCAGCCCCAACTGGGCCGCCAACAGCCGATCCAGCCGCAAGCCTCAACATTTGAGTTCCCGCTTCATCAGCGCCCATATTGCCAGCGTTCCTTGTGAGCGATTGAGAAAGGAAACTATATTTATTAAGAAGCGTGTCTAGGTTGTCCTCAACAAATGGTTGAAGATTCTGCTTTCTTGCTTGTAAAAATGATGAAAACTTGATTGGGTTGAATACGCCTTGAGCATCAGTCGCCTCTTTTCTAGCAACATCAAATGTGTATGCAGCTACATCTTCTTTAATATCTATAGGCAAAACCTTGGCAATCATCATTGACGCTCTTTTTGCACCCTCTTGACCAGTTGACTCAGAGGAAACAATCTTCCCAGCAAGTTTTGAAATGTCAGTCTTTAACTCACCAGAATTTGGATCACGAATCATTGTGATTGCAAGGTCAGCATCCCGCAGAGGAACAACATTTCCTTTCCAGTAGTTTCTGGCAGCACCCCAAGCATCTGCAATTTCTTCATTTTTAGATGCCGCAATGCCCCAGTTATCAATGTCTTTATCCAAAGCCTCAATAATGTTGCTAAGTCTTACAGACTCAACTGGGCCAAAAACATTGCGTTGTTTTGCAGATTGCAAAGCATCAACCAAACCTTCTCTGGCTTGTCGTATGTCCTTGAATGTAAATTCTTTTGGGCCTTTTATTTCAGGAATCATTGGGCGACCAAACTCATCCACAATTGCGCCTTGAGCCTGTTTTACTTCTTCTTTGCCAAGTCTGCCAGCCATTGCCTCAAATTTTGATGCAAGAGCAGGTCTTTCAAGTGCTTTAAACAAGTCTCCATACTCATCTAAAACTTGATTAACTGCGGCTTTGGTTTCTGTTGGATTTATCTTTGTCAAACCAGTTGACTCAGAAAGAGCATCTAGTTTTTTATAAAGTTTGTTTCCTTCTGCGGTTGCATTTTTATAGTTGGTCTGCACTGCGGTGGCAACATTTTTACCCGCTTCTCCAGAATAAGCTCTGCCACCAGTGTATTTTTGCTCAACCTTTGCCGCTGCATTGCTAAGTTCACTGATGTTGGTTTTTAGTCTTTCAACAACACCACCACCTCTAGCCCGATTGGTTGCTTCAGCAGCCCGTGTTATTTCCCTGCCAGTAAAGTCGCCAAGCAATTGAGGACTAACCCCAAGTGAAGCTGACGCATCTTTTACAGATTGAATGTTGGCTTTGAAATCAAAGTTTGTTACTTTTTCAATGGGCCTACTTAAAGCACCAAGAACTGCTGTTGCGCCACCAGAAATAGCTGCGGCAGTACCAGCTTGTTCAGTCCTGCTTTGGCCTTCAGAAACAGGTTTTGTAATGCCATCCCAAAGCCCACCAAACAATCCTTGTTTGAAGATTTGAGCAACCTTACCACCAGCACCAAACCACCCCATTGTGGACAATGGAGCCGCGACCATCAATTCGCCAACTATTTCACCAGCAGCACCCAAAACTCTGTTGTCGTATGGCAACCGATCTGATTGTTTTGCAAGTTGAGCGTTAAATTTATCAAGCGTTTGTTGCTTGGTCAATCCAATGGATGTGCCAAGTTCTAAAACAGATTGCATGATGCCTTCTGCAATTTCATTGGCCTTGTTTACCTTGCCTTTTTGAAAGTCAGTAAGGTACTTTTCCTGCAACTTACTTGCATCTGTTTTGTTTTCCCACGAATCAAATAAGCCCATGATGATTTCCTTGATTAGAGTTTTCCAGCTCTTTTAAGAGCAGCAATTGCTTGTTCCCGACTTGCCTTGGGATTTGCTCTCATAAAGAGTTGAATTTTTTGGTCATCTGTATATTGTGGTTGCGGCTGTTGTGGACTTGGTTGTGCACGGGCCTGTGCTGGCGGTTGTGCTGGCGGTTGCGGTTGAGTTTGGGGTTGTGCTTGTCTTGCAGGAACATTGGGAGCAACAGTTTTTCCCTGTGCTTGCAAAGCCTTTTTCTTTGCTTCAAGTTCTTTTGCAAGTTTGTCTTCAACCCTCATAAGGCTTTCAATTGCACCCGTCATCCTGGCTTGGCTCAGATAAGTTGTTGAGCTTGCAATTTGATCTTTTGCCCTTGTCGCATCGCCTTCAGTCTGAGTTCCTTTTGCTTGTATTAAAAGCGTATTTACTCGTTCTACAAGCGCCCGTTGAATCTCATCTTTTTTGACTTGATCGCCTTTTTCTTTTAATCCAAATGCTGGCAAAACAGTTGCCCCAAGCAAATCTAATGTGTTTGATGTTGCGTTGTATTTGACTTGACCAGACTTCAGCGCATCTAAAAATCCTTGTAACTCAGGCTTTGAATTACCTAGTTTTGTCAAATTAGCATCAATTTCAGCAATTGAGGTTTGAGAAGCGGTTGGAAGATTTCCTCCAGTAACTTGCGCTGTTGTTGTTCCTGTTTTTGCCACTAATGGTTGGAATTCCTCCAATTCAAATGTTAGCGGAAATGCTTTTGACGGGTCTGTCGCAGGAATCGTAATTGTTTGCCCACTTGCTTGGTCGTAGAAACTACGGGGCTTTGACAACATTTGTGCTGCAATATTTGCATTTGATAATTGTTCTTTGGATGGCTCTTTTCCAGCACGAACCATTGACTCAACAATTCGTAAGTCAGCAATATATCGTTCATCACCCGTCAATTTAGGCGGCATCAGTGCTTTGATTGCTTGGGCTTGCTCTAATTCTTGTTTTGATGTTTCAGAACGAATTTTTCTCAACTCAGATGAAATTGCTACTGCACCTTGAGTGTCTCCAACTTGTTGCAAAGCCTTTCCATATTGAGCAAGACCCTCTGGAGTGCTTACATCAAACTGCTTTGCCAAGGCATTGCGTTGGCTAATCAGACGCATCTGAGGGTCTTCTACACCCATCAGACCACCAAAGGCTTGACCCAACTGTTGACCAGCACGACCAAAAGCATAGGTCGCCTGTGTGCGTGGGTCTTGTTGAGCAAACTCCATTGCTTGCTTTTGACGCATCAAGTCACGCTGTTCTTGATACAACTCAGGAGTCACCCCGAATAAACTTCCAACAATTTCTGATGCCATAATTATTCCTTAGAAATTTGTGTCTCTGTTGTATCTACGAGTGTCAGTTCCATATTCTGTGCCACCAGTAAACATTCCAAGCAATGCTTGTTGTGCTTCAGGACTATCTGCAAATCTGGTCAATGCAGTTCCAAAAGGACTAACACCAGATGCCGCCTGAGTCGTTCTGGCTCCAGCAATACCACCCTCAAACAATGTTCGTCCAACATTAGCACCAGCCTGGGCAGACCTACCACCCAACTGTGCGCCAATGTCCAAAGGTGCTTGGCCCAAGGACTCTAGTGCTGAACCCACACCAATGCCAGTGCTGAATGGCGAGTAAGCACCTGTTAAACCTTCTCTATAAGACCCAAGTAAGTTAGAGCCAGTTCCTAACAACCCAGCGCCAAATTGAACTTGTCTCTGTCCTTCTGTCTGTGCTTGTGCAGCCAATTGAGCATCCTGTTGGGCCAAAGCGTTGTAGTAGGCTTCCATCTCAGGAGATGCCGCCCGTAGACCTTCACCACCACCTGGGCGCATACCAGTGCCACCAACAGATAAGCCACCACGACCCGTTTGAAATAATCTGTTTTGCAGTTGAGCAAATTCACGCTCACGGCTAGGGGCCAACAAGTTTTGTTGTTTAGCCATGTAATCAGCAGCAGCTTGCTCTGGAGACTTAGCCAGATACTGTTGACCCAAACTAAACAAGCCCTGTGCGCCAGTAGTCAAAGGAGCATACCGACCACCAGCTTGTTCTGCCTCAGTCAAGCCTTGACCAGACAAAGCCATGATGCGGTCTTGCATCGCCTTGAGTTCTGGTGTTAACTGATAACCAGCACTTGTCAATTGACCAGTTGTAGGATCAAACCCAAACTGTGATGCGCCAAAGCGCGTGGTAACGCCAACAGGACGAAACTTCTGTGCTTCTGCCGCTGTTGCTGCCGCATCCCGCATTGCTTGAGCAGAGATTCGTGCAGCCTCTACATTGGCTTGATTCCTCAATAAACCACCAGCAGTACTAATTCCAGCAGTAACCAATCCTTTTGTTACATTTGGATTAGATTGAAAAAACTTCAATACATCACCAACTTTTAGCCCAGACTGAGTTGCTGTTTGTTGTGCGGCTTGAGTAAGTGCAGCATACGCATCACTGATGTTTTGAGTACCACCAGCTTCTTGCGCCAACTGATAAATCAATTGCTGTTCTTCAGGAGTGTAATTAAAAGGAGTAGTATCCTCTAGCTCAGTCGCAGGAGCATTCATCTCTTCATCGTAGGTTGCCATATTTCCTCCAGTATTTCCAGTAATCGGTGTTTGCGGTGTTGGTGTAGGTGGTGTGAATCCAGAACCATCATTAATAATGTCTTTTGTGTCAAATGATGATGCAGTTGTGTCTACCTCAAAAGGAGCCAACTGATTCTGCAAATCCTGTTGTCCAGCAAGAACCTCTTGTTCTGTCTTTACTGTTGCGCCTTGGTTTGGCATAAGGCTATCAATTGCAACGCCTTGTACGGCACCAGTAAGTGCTTGTTCTGGCGTTTTACCAGTTAGCAATCCTGTGGCAGTGCTTTGGGCAACTTGACCAGCAACAGTAGAACCAGTGGCTTCTGCAACACCAGACCCAACACCCAATTGAGACAAAACAACAGATGTTGCTAATGACTCAGCGGCTCCAGGCTGACCAGTTGCCAATTTACCAGCAGCATTTCCGGCAGAATAGGCAAAGCCTAGTCCCATGCCAGGAGCCGCATATTCCAACAAAATCGGAGCAAGTGGGCCAATTGCCTGTAATCCACCACGGGCGGCATCAGCTAATGGGCCTTGGTATTTGTAATACGCATATTGACCCAACCCACCCTGGCGACCATCAGCCGCCGTTATCCAATCTTGTTGAACACGCTCACCACCAGGGGCAAGTTTTGGTTGTGTAATGTATGAAATTGGCGCACCAACTTGCATACTTGGATGCGGATTTCCTAAACCAACAATTGGCGGATTATTTGCATCAATGGTATAGCCGCCATATTGCTCTAACCCTAATTTATTGAATTCATCAGCAGGCCAAAGAAAGCCTTTGTTCTCTAGCCTTGATTGCATCCCTTCTGGCAACTCAAATGCAACTGCATTTTTGAATGTATTTGGGTCAAGAAACTTTTTATTGTATTGTTGAAAGTCTCCCAAAACCTGTCCTTTTTGGACATAGCTTTGCGGAACAAAGAAATACTCTTTCCCGTCTTCTCCAGTAACACTTGCTAACCTATTGTCCTCATAGGCATAGTTCCAAGTAGGAGTTCCAACTTTTGGAATAATGTTTTCAGGCATTATGTTTATCTCAAACAGTGCCGTTAGCCACGATGTTGCCCAACACAGTCAAGTTACCTGAACTGTCAATCTTCATTACATCAGTTCCTGAGTGACGAATAAGCAGATTAGACCCACTCTCAACAAAGCTGAAATTGGTGAAGGTTCCATCTGCCTTGGTTGCAATGGCAGTGGCAATGTTGGTGAACTCAGTATCAATCTCAGTTCCCTTGACAACCTTGCTTGCATTCCCTGGCGACAAAGCATCTTTAGCCGCAAAGTTGGTGGTTTTGGTGTAATTTGCCATGTTTCTTCCTTAAACCAGTTTGCCATTCTTGGCTTGTATCTCAATCTTTTGAATGCTCACAGGATACCCATTGATCTGCACTTCATAACCCGTCTGCACAGTCTTGCCAGAACCTGATGTTTGACCAACCAAAGTCTGCAAAGAAATGCCATCTGAGTAGTAAGCAACAGGAACACCATTTGCCCCATACTCAGCAGTACCATATTCAGCAACAGTAGACTGAGGAATTTGCAATGTGGTGGCGTAATACTGACCCGTGAAGTCATATCCCCACTTGATGATGAAGCCTTGGCTTGAGCCACCAATCACTACTACAGCAATGCGCTTCAGGATAGATGTGACATTGGGCGCACCCAGGTCAGCATAGGTGGTGAAATACTGCAATCTGTATGTGCTTGCATGGTCAAGGTAAGTGCCATACTTGCCCACATAACCATTCTTGCCAATCAACAAGTCTCCATTGCGTTTAGCAAGGAAAGCCGTTGGCGTGATGGAATCCCACACAGTTACCCGTGAAGAACCATCTTGCAATGCCGCCTTGGTATCAAAGCAATAGGTCTGGGTTGCAGTCGGAAAGTTAATCAGGTAGAAGGCATTTGACTCTGAATAGACTGCCTTGATGTTTGCCAATGTCTCAGCATTCACAATCGTCATCAAGTCATCGCGCACATTCTTAGACAAGTCCCGCAAAGGTGCAGACTTCTCTTGAATGGTTCTGAGCAATGAGCGCACACCACTGTTTGACAAGAAAACCACATCACTGCCTGTATTGGCAATGGAGTCCCTTGCAATGCAACCAATGTTGCTTATGGTGTCACTCAGAGACAGACTTGATGGGGTAGTCGCATTTGCATAAATCAATACTTGACGCTTGCCAAAGATAAACAAGAACCCATTGTGAGCCGCCAACCCTGTAATCTCATCAGACCCATTGGGCCACACCCGTGAAATGTCCAAAGAACCAGCAGTTCCTGTTGACCAGATGTGCCCTGCCAGTAAGTCAGAGAAATAGACAGTTACAGTGTCAGCAGTGCTACTAGCAGTCCACAAGCGACCATAGGCAGAGATAACAATGTTGGTTTGTGGAGCAGTCGCAACATAACCACTTTTCTCGCTCACACGCCTGTATGTGGTGGTGCTTACAGCAGGGTCATAGATCAGTGGGTCATACCCTGACTGAAAGAAATATGTGATTCCATTCAAAGAAGCACAATGCCAATTGCTTGCGGTAATGGTGGGGCCAGTACCTCCCCCCCCATAGGTCAACTCAGTAACAGTAGCGCCACTCAGTTTAAATAGCTTGTTGTTTCCAGCAAACAAAACAGTCAGAGTGCCATCAGTCTGAACCAACTCATGGATGACTGTTACATTGTTTGCACCAAGGTTACCAGAGGATGTGTTAACCCTTGAAAAGCCTTTGCGAGAGCCAATGCGCCCGTACTGGTCAATCACGCAGTTTGTAGCAATCGCAGCGTATCCAGCCGCTAAATCAAGCGGAGAGTCTTGTGTATTGAGTCCAAAGAAGCCTGGAGCCGATACAGAAAAGGTCTGGATTTGCTGGCTCATGTTGATACAAATTGCTGATTTTCTGGATACCGATTTGCCTCTAAAGCAATGTAGTCAGAGAGCATGGATCGGAACAATGTGTATGCCTCTGATGAAGACAATCCACCATCTTCACCACGCTCAACCAATGCCCTGGCATACGCACCTTGAGCAACAACTACATCAGGCACAAGCACAACAGTGCTGTCAGCCGCCAAAGTTGCCTGGGGTATCGTCAGACTGAATTTCAGTGTGTACACGCCATCAGGAATTGGGAACAAGCTGACTTTGGTGTCGTAAGAACCATCTATTCCATCAAAAGTAAATTCTGTAGGAATTGAGTTGACCAAGGGCAAAAAGTTCTGTTTGCGGTTCATGTCCACAAATGTGATGTTAGTCAAGCCAACATTACTGGTTGTGTTGATGGCATCCATCACCTGAAACTTTTGACCAGCACCAGTGAGTGAATATGATGGGGTTGAAGCTACAGTAGTCACAGTAACTGTTTGACCAAGTGCATTCCAACCAAAGGCATCTTCAACCTGACGCTTTGTGTCATTGACAAACTTGGCAATCAGAGTGGAATAGGTGGTTTCGTTGAAAGTGGTTACAACTGGTTCACGCAAGCGGATCAACACATCGTTGACAAGTTCTAGTAGTGTCATGCTCTTGCCAACCCTTCTTGTTCAAATGTGGCTATAAAACTAAAGGAGCTTCCTGCCTGAGTAGTTATTTTTATTTTGTCATCTTCTTCTAAAACAATGTAGGCATTGCCATCAAACTGCAAATATTCTTTAGTGCTGAAATCAAGAGCAGTCAATATATCAAGGGTTGTACTAGCACTTGCGTCATACCATTGAACAGTTATATGCTTGGTAGAGCCGCCTGTATTGTGTATATACATGACGGTAAATTTGGCGTAGTAGCCCTTTGGACAGGTATAGACTGTTGTGTCTACTGCCGCTGTAGGACTAACACCAACTGATAATGCTCTCATTTCGCCTTTGCCTTGTTCCTTGCGGATATAGCTTTAGCTTTTGCCTTTGCGTCAGCCTTGGAGTTAGCACCCCATGCCTTTAGCGAAAGAAGCAGTCTCGTTGGTTCACCATTCTTGAACTCAGGGCCATCATTACCACCCATTCGAGCCAAGAAACTTGCTCTGCGAG